CCATTCTCTCAATTCTGGAAGACCTAAATTCTCAACGACATCAAGATATTGCTGCTCTTCCTCTGTACCCTCATAGGCATCCATGATGAACGCACGTAAGTGCTTCTTACACTTCGGCTTCGGCCATTTAGACGTGTCCTCTCCAGCTTTCTTGAAGTTCTCTTCCAGCTTCTTATCCTCACTCTCTGGCGATTCATCTTCTGGAACAATAGCTTCGATCTCTTTCAACTCGGCAAGGAATTCTTCGTTCTCGAAGATACCAAGTTTCCAGTCTTTATCCAGATTCATAAGGCCATTAATAGCCAGATCATAATCTCTTTTGGTATATACGTCGACGTAGAGCTCAGTAAGAGAATCTTTGTCAAATAGTTCTTTTAACTGAGAATCGGTGATACGGTTCTCCTCACAGAACTCATCCCAGCTCTGACGTTTCTTAGGATTAACACGATCGATAGTGTAGTCCCAACGCCCCTTATCATTCTTTTCCTTCTTAATGACGATCGGATAGCCCTCGTCAGGATCTGAGAACGGATCGATCTCCAAAACCTCATCCTCTTCCTCTTCGATGAGCGCAGTGATCTTGTCCATCTCCTGCACCCACTTATCCCAGAGTTCCAACCTTCCGAGTTCACCATCTTTCAATGCATAGCAGGTGAACGAAGTCTTGGGCATAATACCCCAGTTCCACTTACCGTCTTTCCTGAACCCTTTAATCGGTGCGAGGAATGAATTACGCTCGTCTTTGTCGCTTATCAAACCAGCCTCTTCGCCAACGTACTTGATGTACAGTTCTATCGGGTCCTTGCCGAGCTTGCGCAGCTGTTCGTTGCCGTGTTGTGTAGCGATGAACACCTTCTTGTTCTTCTTCTCTGTTTTGCCAGTGTCTTTACCTTCTTCGTAGACAGGTACATCACACTTCAGCATCGAAGTCCTGACCGGACGATATGCCGGATCTTTCGGGTCGTGTGGTGGGAGGATGCGGAATTCGTTCCTACCCTCTTCTACTCTGTGGAAGTTGGCTCTACCCTTGTAATCTCCACCGAGCAGCCTCTTGTCTTTACTGTCTGCTTCTTGTTTTGTCTCTTTTAAAGAGCTCAGTTTGGCTCCTTTAAATTTGCTTCTGTCGAATACTTTTTCGCTCATCTCTTAAACTTTTTTAATTCTTTTAATAATTCATCTCTCTCTTTGATATAACTCTGCAGAAATTCTTGCAGTTCTTGTGTTTGTTCTTTATCTCTTAACTCTTCGTGTATAATACGCTCTATACACATCTCTAACTTCATACCGTAACCCAAGTCTTTAGTCGACTGATACTCTTCACCCGTATCTTTGTTCTTCCTTGTGACTTTTCTATACAGGTCATAACGTTCATATTCGCTTACGGGTTTGATCACCCAATTCTTAATTTCGATATTCATAATATTAATATTTATTTGTGTCGTTCTGTTATAGACCTCTTCTTCTTGATCAATATACCGTTTATCTTACCGTCGACAAGTTCGTTCCAGAGTTCTTCCTCTGTTAACCCAGATATAAGATTGTTCAGTTTTTTATCCTTAGACTGAACACCCCAGTAGAATGATTCTATATCATCATATACTCTTTTAGCATGGATGACATTCTTTTTTATCACCTGAAGACCTTTGTCGAGATTAACGGCATCGTCAAGAGACTTCTCAGTCAGCTTTATCCTGACACCGTCCACTTTAATATGATTATCGTTCTCGATAGCCTCTCTCCTGAAATTCTTCTTCAACTTTGATTCTGCAACCTCTGCCTCAAACTTCTTACCTGAGTAGATCTCCTCCGCTCTCGATTTTAATATACCTACTTTATTTAATAGTGCCGATACAGTAACTGCGTCGCCGTAAACATTCTCGTAATGGATTCGAGTCATATCGTCGACATTCACGACATCATCAAAATCCGCCATCTCCAATGTAATTGGCTTTCCATCTAAGTGTATAACGCTTTTCATAATTTATTTTTGAGATTTTAAAAATATATATAATCTCTGAGATATAAAAATATTTTATATAAAAATTTTAATAAAACTTAATCCAGCACTGTAATCTCGCTGTTATCGTTCACATTCAATACGTTCATCTTCTTATAGTTATCGTATATAACCTTACCTGATATCAGCAGTATAGACTTCTCCTTATTCTCGATCAATCTCTTCGCTGCAGACCAGCCATCCTGCCAGAACTTAATAGTAGAGAACTCGAAATTATTGTCGAGTATCACCTCGGCATACTCGCCCTTCTTAGTACTCTTCACCCTTATCTCGTTAATATATCCACCCGTCTTTATGTACTGTCCGACAGATTCCTGCTCAGCTATACTTATCGGATCCATATATGTATTGCTCGTATCCATATACTCTTCACACATCAGCCGGAAGTCGAACAGTGCAAACCCACACAAAGTCTTCTGTTGAAGATTCCACCACCAGTTGAATCCCACCCTATCTTCATTCAGCGAGAATATATCCTTAGTTTTATCTACTTTTATCTTGTAATCCTCTCTGTAAGATTCTATTAGCGCATAGCGTTCTTTAGAATGGGTGATGTTCTCTATCTCATCGAATGCTCCGGACATAACGAGATGTTCTATAACCTGCTTAGTGACCTTGCTACCTTTCTTGACGTTCCGTGACAGAAACTCTGCAAAAGAGAAATAATCGCCGTTCTCAGCCTTGTCATTGACCAGCTGCTCCACAGCCTTGTCGCCACACTGCTTCACTGAATTCAGCGACCAGTATATCGAATTTGTTTTAAAATCTGGTGAGAATCCGTCTCCCGACTTGTTTATATCGGGAGGTAGCATCTTGATATCTCCTGTCTGATGAATCTCCGAGATGTATGCTGGAATCTTCTCATCCTTCTTACCTGATGATACAAAGCTGAATGCGCATGTCCAGAACTCGATTGGATAATGTACTTTGAGATACTGCCCTATATATCCAGTAAGTGCATAAGCTACAGCATGAGATCTATTAAACCCGTAGCCTGCAAACGCTTCGAGCTTCTCCCATATCCTCTCAGCCTCTTCGCTGTCGCAGCCATTCTTCTCTGCCCCCTCGATAAATTTATTCATATAGATATAGAACTTATCCGCTTGCTGCTTCTTACCTCTACCAAGCATCACTTTACGCATCATATCTGCATCTGTAAGAGACATACCTCCGAGCTTCTGCGCAGCTAACATAGTCTGCTCCTGATATAGATAGAGACCGTATGTACTCTCAGTAACATCTCTAAGCATATAATCATACTCTGGATCTTTTTTACCGAACTTGATACTAACATAATCGTTATGAGCATTCGATTTCATAGCTCCCGGACGATATAATGCGTTCATCGCGGTGAGCTCCTCGATAGAATCTGGTCTCACCTCCTTCGAGAAAGATTTAAGTCCTCGAGTACCGAACTGGAATATATCCTCATTCCACCCGTTGTGAAAATATTCAAACGTCCTTCTGTCGTCCTTATCTATCTTATAGATATCTATATCTTCTCCCGTATTATCTCTTACGAGACGTCTTATATACGCAAACTTATCGAGCTGTAAGATACCGAGTATATCTTCCTTTAAGAATCCTGCTTTATCGAGATAGAACCCCTCCCATTCGCTCACGAGTATCTCATCTCCACTCTTATTCTGCATCTTTCTGATAGGAAACCACTCAAATATAGTCTTCTCCTCTGGTGTTATTATAGTAGCACACGCGTGTACCGACGCGGATCTCGGCTGCATCAGTATCAACCTCGAATCATTAACTATATTAGAGTTCTTCTTCACGAAAGTCTTCAGTTTGCTCGATGTCGTACACAGCCTAAATAGATCAGACCAGTCTGTGCCATCATTATCGAGATCGCTCATTATAGACGTCATCATCCGCGCAGTACCGACATCTACATTATTCATCTTAGACAGATCAAATATCGCCATCTTCATCTTTATGTTCGCATAGGTACCCACAGAACACACATTCAGCTTTCCGAATCTCTGTTCCATATACTCTTTTATATCATCTCTACGAAGACCTTCGAAATCTGAGTCGATATCTGGTAACGACTTCTTAACGCGATTCTCATTGAGAAATCTCTCAAACAAGAGATCATACTCTATCGGATCTGTCTTCACAATATCCAACAGATACGCTATTAGACATCCCCCAGAACTACCTCTACCGACTCCTACGAGTATATCGTTCTGATGACACCAGTCTATAATATCCCACAAGATAAGAAAATAATCTTCTAATCTGTCACCCATAGAGACGATAGCATACTCTCTATCTACACGCTCCCTATACTCCTCTATCTTATCTTCGCTAACTTTCTCTCTCAGCCCTTTCTCTATGAGATACCAGAACAGCTCATGCTTATCTTCGAAATTTTTGGACTGTTCTTCTGTCAATCTATACTCGGGGAGACGAAAAGTACCGGTATCAATCCTGAAATCACATTCTGAACTTACATGTATCAAATTCTTCACAGAATTCTTTATCAGATCATCGAATACTCTACTATCTGTAGAGAAGATCTCATCCAATTCATCAAATATATCGTCGAACGTCTTGAAATACTGATTAGGTGATAAAAACTCTCTCACAGACGAGATAGCATTGAGCTTCTTCTTTATGTGACTATCCTCTCTATCAAGATAGTAAGAATCTTGTATCAGTATCGGTCTTATCTCTGATCTTATAAATTTTCCGAGATTCTCAAGATACTCTCTATCGCTATCAGTATTGTTATATCTGACTGTATCTAATTGGTAGAACAGATCTTCTCGTTCTAATATATAGCTCAGTTTACTTACAACACGGTTAAAATCGATATA